TTACTAGTGAGAACCCAATATTCTGTGTCAGATAAAAGAATACCGGCCGGAACATTCTTTTTAGAAGTGTAACCATTGTTCGTATCATCTATTACTATGGATAGTGATTCATAATTTCTATTAATATCCCATTTTCCTTCTATTTTTGGCACATATCTAGCACCAACGTAAGTTGTATTCATTTAACCTCCTCCTTAATATCTTAACATTAATTCACCTTTATCTGTTGTATCAAATTCTATGTCACTCCAGTGATCGGGAATGAAAGCAACGAAATAACCTTCATCGTCTAACCCAAAAGAAACGAATTTCGCTACATCTTTAACAGTTT